GCTTCTATTTCGTCTGAATCTGTTCCTAGCTGGTTTGCAGTACCAACAAAATATGCCTCTGCTGCAACTCTTGTTTGAGTATTACCGCCATATAAAACATCATACGCAAGTGCATCTACAATGTAACCAACATCTCTTTTACATTTTCTTTCATTGTAACCATTGCCGTTGTTATAAACGGATGGATAAGTAATGTTTACCCATGCTGCTATCTCATCTTTTATAAACTCTTTGTTTGCAACCAGTTGTGCATTTGCATTTACTTTAGCATCATTTATACCAGTTGGTGCAGGGTAAGTAACTGTATCTGCATTTGTAATGTTTACATCTATTTCTTCTAAAACATCTACTTTGATAGCAGGCATATTATCTTGCCAGTTGTTGAAGGCAAATATCAAGTCTGCATCAGTGATATGTGAAATACTTGGCTCTGTAAGTGTTGGTAATACATTTGTATTTCCTGCTTCAATAACATCAATTACAACCTGTACAAGAGTACCAACTTCATCAACTTCTGTTGATGTTGCTGGATTAGTAGTTGTTTGTTGCCCCGAATAGGTTTCTAATATTATGTTTTGCATAATATTAATCAGTTCGTTGTATGCAGCTATCGTGGCTGTTATCTCATCAGCACTTCCTAACTGACTTACTGTGCCTACTAGGTATGCATCAGCAGCTCTTCTTGTTGCAAAGTTGCCTCCATACTGAACGTCAAAACACACTGCGTCTGTGATAAATTTTACATCTCTTTCACATTTTACACTGTCGTATGTTAAACTTGGAAAGTTTGCAGCAATCCAAGTTGTAAGTTCAGTTGCAATATAGCCTCTGTTAAGTTGCAATAGTTCTCTTGCATATCTTTTGTTTACATCGACACCCGGATCTGTAAAAGTAATAGTATCTACAACATTTTCATCTTGACTACTATCAGCATTTTGTATGATATCGAGTATTTCGTCGAATGCTGCATCACTTCTTGTTACTGCTGTGCTACTAGATTCCATATAAGTTTCTGCACTAATGGTTTTCATGTATTCGTATGCACGTACAGTTTGTTGAGATTGGTTGCTCAACAAATATCCACTATTAGCTCTTTGGTAACTCAATCCTGTTGTGACTGCATTGTAGTTTGTATTTAAAATAACATCCCATGCTACGCTATCAACAATGTAACCTATATCTCTTTCACACTTTTCTTTATTGAAGTTTAAACCTGTGAAAATATCTAAAAACTCTGTGAATAAGTTGTTAACTCTTGTTGTTGCTGTTGCACTTGCTGCAACATCTCCTAATGCAAGAATACTGTCCCTTGTATTTTCAAATGTTGCTTTTGAAACTGTAAACTGTACATCCGAAGATACAACACTTGCATTTGCTCTTGCATAACTTACTGCTGCTGTTATTGTTCTAGAGTTACTGCCTGTTGCAATATCATAACCAATAGCTTCAACTAATAATCTAGTATCTCTTTCACATTTACTTTGATTATAAGACAAGTTTGTAAACTGTGTACTAATATAGTTTGTAAGTTCGTCTACAATAAAGTCTTTGTTGGCTACAATATTATCTGCTGCTGCTCTTGTGCCTTCATCGATTGTAGTAATACTTCCTAAATCGATATCAGGAGCCGCAGTACTATCACCTTGATTTAAGTATGAAACTATTTCTGCAAAACGTTCAATAATATAATATCTTGCATCTTCATTTGCAGGATCACTATCAGGAATACGAGCAAGCATTTCGTCTCTTGCTGCTTCAATACCGTAAATAGTTGGAGCAAGTTGTGCTGCAAGAACTTTATTTGCTCTTGCACGTAAATAACTTCTACCTGCTGCAATACTTTGATAGTTAGTTCCCATAACTAGATCACCAGCAACTGCATCTACAATGCGTTGTGTGTCTCTACGACAGACAGCTTCGTCATATATAAACGGTTGTTGTGTAATATCATTTGCAGTTACATAATATGCATTTGAATCGCCAGGAAACTGTAATATACTACCAGTTTGTGGAATATCTCTCAAACCATTAACTTGAATGATTCTATTTGTAACAAGGTTAGCTGTAGCTGTTGCAATAACGTCAAACCCGCCGCCAACAAATCTTACATCAGGTATTCTATCATAACCAGTACCGCCGTTTACTATTGTAACAGCAGAAATCTGTCCAGTTGTTGCATCAAGCGATGCTGTACCAGTAGCCGTTATACCATTAGGATCTCCTAAAGGTGGATCAAACTCAACAGTAGGTACACTAGTATATCCTGCACCTGTACTATTTACTGTAACACTACCTACACTTGAAAAATAATCCTGTGTTGGTCTAGCATTAGTAAATACTTTATCAAATAATCCGTCAGCAATGATAGCATAAGTTCCAAAGTCACTAACACTGTTTGAAATACTTAGATATCCGCCTTTTGTTGCTTGGAAACCAACTCTTGTAAAAACAGAGAAGCAGCTAACAATCTGTGTATAACCTTCATTTGTAATGTGGAAACCAATACCACCTTGTGCAATCTGTGTAAATGCGTCAGCAACAAATGATTTAACCAAACTGTTTGGATCATATTGATTACCATCAACCAACATACCATTACCGCCGCCAGTTGTGTTAACACGTTTTGCTAGTGGAACTGTAGGATCATTCTCAATAGGCCTTGCACCTGGTGCAACACCTTCGATTTGTACAGTTTCAAATGGTATAAACTCAGTTCCGTCATTTAACCAAGGACCATTCATGTTTGTACAGTTTTGAACATAAGGTGACACAGTAACAAGTGCACCTGGTTTGATTTCAGCACACCAACCTGGATCTCTTAGTGCACGGAAAGTAAGTTGAAACAAATAACACGCATTATCCATATAAAATATAGTTTCTGTATTATTTTTTGGATAAATTTGAGTATTACGTAAACTATCACCTCTAACAGTTTGTCTTGCTTTTAGTGTAATAGGGTTTTCTTCATAAAAGTCTCCGGCAGCAACATGTATTGTAGCACCAGCAGGAGCTGCTTCAACTGCTGCTTTAACAGTTCTTTTTGCTTGCCCCGGTCCTGCACCTTTACCGTTGTTACTATCGTTACCTTGTAAACTCACATAGTAAACATTATCATTTGTTGCGCCAGGCGAGTTTCCTGTTACATTTAGATTACCTGTTATTGTAACATCTTTTCCTGGCAACGGTGTAAGTTCAATACTACCATCTGCGTTCAAAACAAACGATTGATTGTTTACTTTTCTTTCGTGTAATATCTGCTTCTTTATGTACTTCATTATACTTCCAAATAACTAATAGTAGCACTTAGTTTGTCGTCGTCAGGGCTGTTCAAAATAACCCTATCGCCTGCTTCCAATATCAGTCTTTCAACATTAAATGTAAATGTTTCTTGAGCTGGTAAAGATATACTATTCAATATTAAATTTTCGTTTGATTTAACTCCTCCAGATCCTTTAATAACATGCATATTAAAAGAACTATCGTTTATACTGTTAGACGATGACGCATAGTTACAAACAAGTAATGTTGTGATAGCATACTTTTTGTCAGCAGGAACCGATAATGCCGTTGTGTCAGTTGATAGTATTGATACATTGTTTATTGCCATAATCTAATCCTTTAAAAAATAATACTGTAAAGTAATGCTTTGTTCCTACTAATCAATTCGTCGTTTGTGCTGTTTTCATTAATAAAAAACAAACCTGTACCGCCGTCTGCTTCAGTCTTTGAATACAACTTTATACCATCAGTTGGTGCAGTTGGGTCTGTTTGTTTTTCTATTTCAAACGGAAACCCTGTAATAATACTGCCTGTTCCATTGGCTGATATCCTCAAGTTACCATCAAGATTTGTTGTTTCCAAATCTCCAGTGCTAAAACGATAATCGAATATATCTGCATATGATGCTTTAAAAGTTGCTGTAACAATATTGTCTATTTGAATATCAACGCTGCTTACAGTAACATCTGGATCATCTGCATCAAATGCAGTTACCCTTGTGTCACTATCTTGAAGTGCGGCAATAGTATCTTGGAAGTTCCTTGAGTTATATGCCTTGACATAATCTTTTACAGATTTGACGTTTGGTATTGCATCGTCGTCAACTGGTGGTTGTAATCTGTCGTCAGTGCTTGGGTTTCCTTGTATTGCACCACTAACATACGGAAATAGTTGTTGTTCGTAGTCTACTGTGCCTGTAACACTTAGAAATCCTGTTGAGTTTTCTCCTAAGAGATACAGATTTTGATCATCTGCTGTTTTAATACTTGCAACATGAATACCTAGGAAATCACCATTGTCATTTGTAAAACTAAATGCACCTGGCTGACTATCATTACCACCCGAGTCAATAGTTGTTAATCTTTCATCAAATAGTAGGTTAGCAAAAGTTAAAGTTCCTCTATCTATAATCAAGCCGGCAGTGTTTAATGAAACACCAGCGCCTGTTTCGCCGCTGTTGACTGTAATAGTATTATCAGATACTACCAAGTCACTAGAGCCAACAGTTGTTGTTTCACCTTGCACATTTAAGTTTCCATTAACGAATACTGTGCCTGTGCCGTCACCTGTATCAAATGTAAAGTTGCCTCCGTCGGAGATCTTTACTTTGTATTCGCTTACTTGATCATACTGTTGTAACTTTAACATGTATCACTCCTTAGATAGCTGTAAGTCTAAGTAATGATTCTGTTGAGTCGTCTTCTGCTGTCCATGTATAACGATTGTTGTTGAAGTCTACTGCTGTTCTGTTAAACAACTTTTTGATTGCAATAGCACCACCGCCATCAACAATACCAATGATTTGGCATTCGCCGTTTGCATTTGGTGCAGAACCATCCGAAGTTAATGTGCATACTTCAGTGACTGAATCACCGTCATTTGAACAGTTAAACTTGTTTGTTGCTCTTTGTGAAAGAATTTTTCCTTCATACAAACTTCCACCTGAGTAGAAGCGGATTGGAACTGTAGGTGCTGCATCAACACCAGTTGCTCCGAAGTTTCTTTTATTTACTGGACGTCCCATTGTTTTCTCCTTATGTTGACGTTCTAGGTCTACGGGGTTGGGTCCCCATAAGTCCTCATCGTGAGGCTCTCCTCTTGACATAAGTATTTATCTTTTTCGTAAAAATGGGTTATAATGTCCGTAAAAAAAGGCCTACCGTAGTAGACCTTTTTTAATAGTGATAGGTAGGACTAAGGATTACCTACAAGTGCCGTGACATATCCTGTCTACATAACTAGCACAACCTCACAATAGAATGGTTAGTTCTACTTTCTCTGCAACGCCTTGTCTCCAAAGTCTTACAGCGCCACCACAGCGTGTGAGTCAAGTTAATGCCTATGTGAAGCATCGTTTCCTTGCACTATCTAACTCGGACCGTCGTCTTTGTTATGTACTTAATATAGCAAAAGAATAAGCTAAGGTCAACCACTTTTTTTAAAAAAGTCATAAAAAAAGGCCCCGTAGAGCCTTTTTTCTTATTTTTAAAATAAAACTTAGCTGAAGCTTAGGTTTGCAGAAGTAACTTCTACTTTTTCTAGGTAGTCAGCTGCGTTACCAAGTGAAGACGCTGTGTTTGAAAGCTCAACATAACCGTAACGAGTCATGAAGCTCACGACTGGTTCGAATGTTGTTGGATCAAGTACAACACCGCTTGACATCAATGGGATGTATGGGCAGTAGAACGCTGCTGCGTCTGATTCAGATGAACCTTTGTAACCTACAAGTACATCATCGTCGTCTGCATATGTGTTAACATAAATGCGCATTGCGTTGTTTAGTGTACCAACCATTTTTGTGTTTGTTGGTGCTTCAAATGAACCTTCAGTAGTACGTGCAAACGCTGATGTTGTTGCTGATTGTAGTACTGTTAAGATTGCTGGTGATACAACAGCCCAGTTACCTGCGCCTCTACGTGTACGTTGTGCGATACGGTTTGCTGCACGGTTAACTAGAACCGCTAATGCTGCATGTTCGTCACCAACGAATGTAGCTGTACCAGATACACCTGCTTGGTTGTATGTGTCTGTACCTGTACCTGCAAGTGTTGCTAGGCTACGTAGTACTTCTTGGTCGATTTCAGCAGTAATCTCTTGTGCAAGTGCTGCCATGATTTCTGCTTCTACGTCGATACCGTGTTGTGACTGAGCGTCTTGAGCTGACTCAAATGTCCAACGTGCTGATAGCTTACGTGATTTAGCTTCAACAGTTTGCTTCAAGATTTGGATGCTTAGTCTATTACCAGCTGTACCTTCTTTTGTTGCAGTTGCGTCTGCTTTACCATTTGCATTACCTGAATAACCTTCAGCAATTTTAAATGGTGAAAGTGCTTCTTCACCTGCTGTTGTTGATCCACCTGCTGTACCTGTGAACGCATCTGCATAGCGTACACGCAATGTGTGAATCTGGCCAACTGGACCAGTCATTGGTTGAACACCAACGATTTCGTTCGCGATCACTGTTGGCATAACACGTCTGATTACTGGTAGAATCACACGGTTTAATGTTGCTACGTTACCTGCAGAAGTTGCACCCGCTGTTGCTGTCTCCATCAAATGCTTACGAGTATTTTCAAGAGTTGTTTCCATAACAGCTTTTTTGTTGCCTGAAAGGCCTTCGACTAGGGCACCTTTGGTCTCCTGCCAGCGACTTTCTAATAGTTCTGACATAATGTTTCTCCTTTATAATCCAGCTAGACGCTTAATATCAATGACATTTTTGTCATTTGCGTCTGCTTCATTATTGAACTTTTCTTTTCTGTTGCCTGTAATTTCTTTGCCTTCTGTTAATGGTGCCTTCTGCTTTGCTGGGCTCTTACCATCAATAACTGATGGTAGGTATTTGTCAAACGATTCACGTAGTTTCTTCGTTTGAACTGTTTCCAGTAAATCTGTCATGATTTCTCGCTGATCTTTACCTAATGGTGCAATCAACTCGTTCATTACTTTTGTACGCTCTTGCGCTTCTACAAGACGAGATACTTCTTGATCTTTTACTTCAGCAATATCTTTTGCTTTAGCAGCAAGATCTTTTGCCTCAGATAGTAGTTTGTCTTTAGCTGCAAGAACTTTTAATAGTTTTTGAGTTTCTGATTTTTCGTTCAAATGCGATGACATGTACTCATTTGCAAATGCTTCAAAAATCTTACGCCCAAAATCATTTTGGCGTGCTGAATCAATGTCTTCTTTCAACTGCGAAATCTCATTTGTCAATGCTTTTTCAACAGTTTCTGAAATCATTGCTGCACTTTTTTGAATAAAGTTTGTTTTAACTTTATTTAGGTGGTCTTTGCTTTCACGTACTAAACGTACTTTTGTTTCAGCAAGATCTTTTTTGTCTTCTTGGAACTCTGCAATCTCTTGTGAAAGTTGATCTACAACAAACTCTTCAAGAACAGCAAACTTGCTTGCCATTGCTCTTTGATCTTCGTGTAGTTCATTAACTTCTTTTGCTAAGTTTTCTGTTACAAATCTTTGCAACATACTTGCATTTTCTTTCATTGCTACTGCATATTTTGCTTTTTGTTCTGCAAGTTGTTTACGATCTTCATGGAACTCTGTCATTTCCTCAGCTAGTTTTTCAGTAACTAGTGCGTCAACGGCTTCAACCATAACACCTTTATCGTGCTCGTATTTTTTTGCAAACTCTTCACGCAGTTCAGCAGTTACAGCCACACGATTTTCATTAACTTTTGAATCAAAAGCTTCTTGAATTTCGGCAGCCATTTGCTCTGTGATTGCTTCGCTCTCTAAAAGGGATTTAAGTGCTTCCATTGTATTCTCCTTTTATTGGAGCCTGCTTATTATATCTAATAAGCTCTCTTTGATGTATTTTTTTGCCTTTGGGTCGCCTGTTACTTCTTTAGAAGTTAATAATGCCTTGTATCCACCTTTTTCGTTCATTATATGCTCGTAAATTGGTGTAGGATACGCACCGGGGGCGCTGGGCTGAGCCACAACGTCCACAGTGATTATTTCAAAGCCCGAAACATCTCCGGACTCGTTTACTTCACCGCTACCTCTAGATGAGACACCTAGTTTAACGCCGCTTTCTAGCATTGTTTTTACTAGGCCTCCCATCGGAGTTGGTAGGATTTTTAGTTTTCCGTAACCATTTGGTCCGTCCATCCACATTTCTGTTACCATGTGACATACACGATCGAGGTTAATATTAAGTCCTTCAGGATGATCAACTTCGCCTAAAACTGAGTAACCGCCGCTTATTTGCTCATTGAGCGTGGTGACAGCCCTGCCAATTTCTTCTACGGGATAAACACGCTGGTTAGCGTTTTTTACGCCGCCTTGAATGCAAATACCTTTCATGTAAAGATCTTTGCCTTCGTTGGCAGACTCAACGACCATTCTAGCTTGGTCAAAACTTAGATTTTCACGTAGTTGAAACATCATTTAGTCCTTATCTTAGCTGCCAATAGTTGATTTTTTATTGTCAGCAGTCTCTGGCTTGCCCTTTTTCTCAGCGCCGTGGCCAGGTTCGTTTTTCATGCCAGATTTGGCACTTGTACCGCCTTTAACATTTCTGTTACCTGCGTTATCTTCTTTTGTAGATGGCTGTGCTAAACCGCCTGCTGTACCTTTTGTATCAGCTTCGCCGCCTGCTACGATGTTTGACGTTGTTCCGCCCATATCGTTTTTACCTGCTACTGGTGATTTTGCGTTTGCGCCGTTGTCACCTTTTTTTGGTTCGTCTGCCATTTTGTTAGCATACTCACGCATGATTTCTGCTGCTGATTTGTCTGTTGATTCTTCAACTTCTTCATCTGCTGCTTCTTCTACTTCCTCGTCAGCTGCTTCTTCTACTTCCTCGTCAGCTGCTTCAAATGGCATATCCATTGCTTCTTCTTCAGCTTCGTCGTCGTCGCCTTCATCTTCGTCGCCCATCATTTTTTCAAACTCGGCTTGTAGATTTTGGAATGCTGCTTCTAGATCAGCCATTGCTTCTTCTGGACCTTCAGGTGCTTCTTCGTCGTCACCTTCTTCGTCATCATCGCCATCCATGTCGGCTGCAATGTCACCCATCATGTCGTCTGTTTCGTCTCCGCCCATTTCTGGTGCGTCTAGTTCGTCTAGACCAAACATTTCGTCAAGGTCGTCTTCTTCTGACTCGTCAACTTCTTCATCAGTCGCTTCGTCTACTTCCTCGTCTGCTGATTCATCAACTTCTTCATCAGTTGCTTCATCAACTTCTTCATCAGTTGCTTCGTCTAGGTCATCATCTTCTGATTCGTCGACTTCTTCGTCTGACTCGATGATGTTTTGGTAAATCTCACGTGATTTTTCTACCACGATTTCGTGGAATAGCTCTTCTGCACCTTCTTTGTCTTCATTGACAAGACGCTCGAGCATTTCCTCAAACTTATTTAGATCAGTCATGATTATCTCCTTTATTGTCAAGGCTGTCAGTTATATTTACACTTTTTAGAAAAATATGCGTAGAAATGGGCTCATTTGAGCCTATTTTCTAAGCAGTTTAAGAAATATTAAATTGTTTTTTAAAATCTTTTACTGTAATATGTTCTAGATTTGGTATTCCTTCTAAGTTATCTGGCAAAAAATAATCTTTATCTTGCACAACTCTGATATATTTAGTACTAGAGTTTTGTCGTAATATAGTCATAGTTTGACGAGACCAGTTGCCAAAATACGTTGCTTTGTCATTAACTTTTTTATAGTTATCAGTTCCTGCATAGATATTATTAACTAGTTCATGTTTTCTACCTATGCCTTGGTAGTCAAAACCTAAAATATATATAATATCATTTTCATGTTTGCTTGCTAAGTTGAGTGCAGTAGGTCCGCTACTCCAACCTAAGTTAGGATTAAAAAGGTTTAATCCTGGTATGCTTCTTGTATACTTGTTAGGGTTAGTCCATACATTTCCGTGTTGTAAATGGTAGTTTTTGTTGCTTATTTCACGTATCATTTTAGTGTCTACGGCAATCAAATAATCTGGATTAAAGGACCTATACAATGCATTACAACCATATATTCTTCCGTGTGGTCTAAGTAATACAGGATCGATACTTTCTCTGCTAGTTCCATTGCCTAGAACAAATGCTGTACGTCCTATAATCATACTAGGACGTTCTGCTATTTCTTGAAGTTGTTTTTGTTCTTGTCTAGCTTTTTCTAGGCGCTTCCTGGCTTTTCTTTGTTCTTTGGTTTCGCCAGGTATATATTTTTTAACCAACTTAACTCCTACAGTGCTTCCTCAGGTTGCTGTGCTGCAATACCATACATTTGTCTTATATGCACTAAATCTTTTTGCGCCTCTTGTCTGTGCATATCATCTGCCCTACGTGCTTTGTTGATATCTTTAAGTGTAAGTCTAGTTTTACGTGTGTCATCCATATCTACAATTGATTCATCGTCTTCAGCATTATATCGCTGATCTTCAATAGGTTCCATTGTATCTTTGTCAAAGTAATATAGTTCACGTAATATCATAATGTATTTATGCTGTAGGTTCTACTTCAGCACCTCCTCCTACTACTGATGCATTATCTCCAGCCGATACATCATCATCGCCTGTGATTTCATCGCCTTGTGTATTTTCTGCATCTGCACTAATATCGCTGCCTGTAATGCCTGCATCTCTGAGTTGACTTGCTGCATCTTCGCCTGGAACTTGTAGTAGTTCGTCATTTTCTTCACGCCATAACTTTTCGTTTTCGGCAATCTCTTCTTTACTTAAACCTAAGAAACGTTGTAATGCAAATCTGTTTGAAATAAAAGGAATCTGCTGCATTTGAGCAAAAGTTGATATTCTATTGTTGTCAAGTTCTGCTTGACGGTAACTGGCAAAGTTTTGTGGAGGTTGTAATGTTAAGTCAAACATTGACACATCAATGTTTACACCTTTTTTACTTAGATATAGTTTAAACTCTCTGTTAAACACTTCAGTGATTAAACTTTGCAAACGTTCACAATAGTTGTTGAATCGTAGTTCTTGAATGTATGCTGTGCCTACACGCCCGTCATTATACTGACTTGCACTGTCGTCTGCGCCTGTTGGCAAGTAACTCGAAGGAATACGCAAACCACGTAGCAGTTTGTTTGTAAAATATTTCAAGTCATCAATTTCACCTAGGTTAGTACCACCTGGCAGTGTTTCAACTTTTGATCCACGACCTTCGGCAGTCTGTGGAAAGAAGTAGTCTTCGTTGATTGACAGCGGATTATAGCTTGAGTCTACGACTGTTTGACCTCCGCCTGTCTTGGATGGGATGCGTCTTTGGTGTATTTCCGTTTTAACACGCTCCACAAACTGCATAGCAAGGTGTGAAGGCATGTTGCCCACATCAACGTAGAATACTCTGCGCTCTGGCGCACGTTGGACACGATAGATAATAATCGCATCTTCAAGCA